CCCACAGTTATTGACAGGACTCCGAGGCGCGCCAGAGGCGCTTTTTAAAGTCAAAGGATCAAGGTCAACTTCAACGGCCTTGCTAACGATGCGCCATTGAGTCTCGCGAGTTTTGTGGATGTGGTTTTCACCAAGATGCGGCGCAAAGATGCCGACAACCTTCGGGACTTCTTCGTCGTATTCGTTGAGTTCGTCGGCAATCTCGCGAGCGACACGAACGGTCTGTAAATCTCTTGCCACATTTGCACCGCCTTGCGCCTCGATATAGGCCGCAAAGTCACCACTGTCGGCAGCGGCTCGCACAGCCTCGACGCTTTCATCAAAACTATCGGCGATACTGATACCGCGTAGGCTTTGGCTGCGACACTCGCGGTATGCGCCCATGGTAGGAATGCCGATCGGGTGAAACTGCGGAATACGCCAAATAGATGCCCATGCCGTCACGGCTGCGGCGGTCTGGGATAAGGGCTTGCCAGTGTCATGGTCTATTTCACCATCAAGCGCATAGCCGTCGATATTCTTAGAAACGTATTTAGCGATGTAAGCTACCGCGCCACCTTTGTTAAGGTGTTTACACTCAAAGCGCTGCTTACGTGCTCCACGTTCGTCACCGTCTTCTTTTAACGCGTAACGTTGCATAATCTCGACAATGGCCGCGCGCTGTTTGCGATCGCAAAACAGCACCATATGCCAGTGGGGCGTACCATCGTGATGAGGTTCGACAACTCGAATCCCGTAGACGTTTAGATCACGGTCTTTAAATGCGGTGCGCATTTTGCTCCAGATGCCAACTAGATAGCGCTGGCCGTCTTTGGGGGAAAATGCTTCTCCGTCCCATTTGTGATTAAGCTGACATTGTTTGTCACGCTTGTTTTTTACTGTGCGGGTCGGGTGATATTTCGATGGGGTGGTGATAGTGACAAACATACCGATGTGATTTTTTTCAGCGGCATATTTTCCGATACCGTAGATGGTGCTCATTAACTCCATGCGGCGAATCTCAGGGTTAGAGATACTTGCCATGACTTTATCAATCAGGTCGATTCGCTCGCCGGTTTCGACGTTCTCAAGGTCGCACCCTTTGAGGTATTCCATATTGGCCGCCCGACGGGCGCGAACATCACTGATCGCCTGCTTACTGGCATAGGATGAGCGTTTAAAATTGACTTCACCGGCGGCGATAAGCAGAGCCTCACGCCATTGGGTGCGCTGCGCTTTGAGTTTACGTATCCACCATTCATCATTGATTAGGCGCATGATGCTGCGAAATGCGCCGCGCATATCTAACTTTCCCTTGCGGAAACGTTGCCAGTGCATTGGCGTGATATTAAAAGCGCGAGCTGCGCCAGCGACATGAGCATAGAGATCGACCTGAGCCTCATCGGTAAAAATCTCCGCTTGCTCATGACATTCGAGAAATGTGTCGCTCAGTTCCTCGTAAGCTGAATACAACTGAGCCGCAATGCGACCGGCCAGCCGCTTTAACTCTTTATCGTGCATATCAGGCAAGCCGCGATAAATTTCTAACTCAGTTAAAAAACGCTGTGAGGCTTTCACATTCATGTCGAATTTAGTGTTAACAAATTCGAGTCTCGGGTGGATGCGCGGCAAATAAACTTTGTATAGAAACCGGTGTGCAGCCAGTATCCCTTGCGTGTTTAACAGGTAGTTATGGCGCTCAAGGAAAATCTTGCTGAGGAAGTAGGGTAATGCGTCAATTTTGCGCAAGGCGTCTTGCCCCTGAAGGAATTCTTCACGGGTAAGAGGTCTCTCTTTTCCAATGGCTTCTCGCGGCGCATTCCAGCTATATGCGCCCACAAAAGGCGCTTTAGGTTCAGCGTTAAATGCTGGCGGTGGCGTGGGGGCGACTCGCCCCCTATTGATGATCGGGCTCAACTTACTGAGCCTTTGGGTGATGTTTGGAGAATGCCTCCTGACAAAGCTTTCCAATACTTCCAATCTCAGCCGCTATCCCTGCGATGCTAGTCACGGTCGAGTTGCGAACATGGCGATTAACCAGCTCGGTGACAAGCTGGTTTAGGCTTGGAAAATAGGCGATAGGGTCGAGCCATTCCTCACCTGCTTTAGCGCCTTTTTGCGCTATCTTTTTTTGATTTAGGATGTATTGAAGAGAGTCAGAGGTAATAACAAACTCTTTGCCAATAGAAATATGAATCATGATTAACCTCATTAATTATCGAGCTGAAATAGAGCTTGTTGGCTTAGCTCATTAAAGTGATGGCTTTCGCGCATAAGTTCGGATGGGGTTGTGATTGTTTTCAAATAAATACCACGCTTAACGCACAGGTTTGTAATATCTGCAATTAAAGTTAATTTATTTGAATACACAGCGCGCACAGGGTAGTTATTTACCTTAGTCTCTTTATCCATTCTGATATCAGCAAGAATAAAAGAACTTTCGTCACACTTGGCGACGGCAAACCAATTATTAATAAATACCCAATTAAAAGTTTTAGCCATTAGTAAAAACCTCGATGGCTTAAACCTTCATTATGCAGCCTGATAGACTCCTGCATCATAAGCTCGACAAGCTCGGCTTTCGATAGCCCTTCTTTTTGAACGTGTACGAGAATCTCATCGAGTCGAGCGGAGAACATAACAGCGGCGGCAGCCTTGCCCTCATTACGAGCATTATTTAATAGAAGTTCTTGCACTTCCGCTTCGGCTTTTCGGTGCATCTCTTGGCCGACTGTTTTATACATATGCATAATTAACCTCAGATAATAGAAAGCCCGACGTAATAAAACGCCTATTAAATAATTACGTTATTTAATTAGTGGAGATATTGCTCGGGTCTTACCGCTGTTAATACTGTTGGGGCATATCTAAATAAGCTAAATAATTCACGTAAAGCACGGAATAACTTTTCACGCCATAAGCATGTATCATCATCCATATGCCAATATGGTTGACTGAATTCACTATCAGTTAGCCCCGCGTGACGAAAAAGGGTTCTTCGCTCGCTGATAGTTAGACGACGAATAAAGCCCGATTTACTAATGCCATGTTTACGATACTCAGCAAATGCGCGGCTTAATTCCGCTATAGCACACACCACGCGCTCGCGGTCGGCGTCGTTCATTTCTTCGAGTTTAGCCATTGCATGGCGCTGTTTTAGTCGCGCATGAAAGCAGACCGTTAAGCGTTCACGTTCGCTCATGCGATTGTAAAAATCACAGGTTTCGCTCCAGCGTGGAACGGCGAGATGTTGGCTAATAATGGAACGCAAACCAGCAGGGAGTTTTTTGGTTGATTCTAGCGTCACAACTGTCATCTTTGCCCCCATGGAATAAAGCGGTTAATGCTTTTGGTTTTGCCTAAACTTCTCCCCCGGATAATGATCCCCTTGCGGCCTTTGCCATGGGTGATGCGTGTATCCAGTGCGCGAGCTGTCTGGTGGTTCCAGAGCAACGGCGCTATTGATATAGGATTATTCATATCCCCATCCATAAGAGCCATGCATCGCGTTGCTCAACGGGGCGATTATAAAAAGCCTCTTTTACGGCTCGATTGAATTCAGGGATGTAAATCCACTTCTCCCCAACTCGACAATTTACCTTTGTCGGATCGCGTAACTCGATAACAGGCAACTTGCCATTTTTAGTCATCTCTTTAATCGCCGTTTCCGTTTTCCCGATTAATTCCGCGAACTTAGCTTCGTGAACTGCGTCAAGCGGGTACTTAATCACATAATCTTCGGCATTCATTTGTGCTAACCTCCTTTGATCCAACCCCTTACAAACCGCTTAAAACCGCTTGTAATGTGTTTGGAGTACGCCTTTAGGTTCAAACATAGGAACTATTGAGGGCAATCCTAGTTCAGACAATGGAACTTCGTCAATGACTTTTTTTGAGAAGATAAAAGCTATTCGGGGTGCGGAAGGTTTAACCCAAGCCCAACTTTGTGAAGTAATGGATATATCTATCAGTACGTTAAAAAAAATCGAGGCCGGTTATCACGAGCCAGCATGGGGAACAATGGTAAAAATCACTCAGCACCCCAGATTCGAGAAATACACCCTTTGGCTAATGACGGATAAGACAGCACCGGAAGCTGGTCAAATAGCACCGGCCATCGCACACATTGGGCAAGAGAAAATAACCTCAACCCGTTAAGGGCTGAGAACTGGTTAGACATTTGTTATCAATATGCAGACTGGCTGTGGTTTGAGGCTGGCTATTACATCGGAGGGCTTCGCTATGGCGATTAAGAAGCTCGATGATGGTCGTTATGAAGTGGACATTAGACCTTGCGGGCGCGAAGGACGTCGCATTCGTAAGAAATTTGATAGAAAAGCTGAAGCAGTTGCTTTTGAGCGTTACGTAATGGCGAACGCCACTAAAAAAGAGTGGGCGAGTAAACGCTCTGACCGCCGCACATTGAGCCAGTTAGTCGAAATTTGGTGGCTATACCACGGCCAAAACCTTAAGAACGGCACAATAGAAAAGCGGCATTTGATAAAAACCATATCAGCTATCGGTGACATAACCGTGAACCAATTAACAAAGCGAACATTGATGGAGCACAGAAGTCAGCGCCTTACTGACGGTATCAGCGCCGCCACAATAAATCGCGATCTATATCGGTTTTCGGGAATGTTTTCAGCATTGATAAAACTGGATGAATTTTCAGGGCAAAACCCTTTGCATGGCTTACCACCATTAACCGAAAAAAATCCGGGCATGACGTTCTTGGAACCTCACGAAATTAATAATTTGCTATCAATGCTGTTAGGTGACGAAAGATTAATTGCCCTATTGTGCTTAAGCACCGGCGGGAGGTGGGGAGAAGTTAGCACGCTTACACCCGCGCAGATCGTCAATGGCCGCGTGACATTCTTAGAAACTAAGAACGGTAAAAAACGCACTATTCCAATATCTGATGAATTGGAGAAAGAAGTTAAGTCTCATGCAAGCGGGAAATTGTTCACAGTGGATTATGAGAAGTTTTGCATAAAGCTGCGTGACATAAAGCCGGACTTACCACGAGGCCAAGCTACCCACGTGCTAAGGCATACTTTTGCCAGCCACTTTATGATGAACGGCGGGAATATCATTGCTCTCCAGCAAATTCTCGGCCATGCCAACATTCAGCAAACAATGGCATATGCACATCTAGCGCCTGACTATTTGCAAAATGCAATCACGCTAAATCCCTTAAAGGGAGGTGTAGGGCTTTGATTATTCGTCATTCAGAATAGAGCGCTGTTTATCAGCAACACAAATAATGGCTTTGTCGGCAGTGACTTCCACTTGATGAAATTCCCCGACTAAGCCTTTTAACTGGTTATCTGATGCCGCGCTGAACTTTAATGACCAATTACGACCCAT